CGCAGGTTCTGGCGGCACAGGTTCTGGCGGAAAGGGTTCTGGCGGCTTTGACGCCAGCCCCGGATATGGCGGATATGACGGCAGCGAGGGCGGTGGCGGCGGCGGTGGCGGTGGCGGTGGTGGTGACGGTGGCAAAATAATCTGCACTGCTATGAACCAGATGTACGGTTTCGGTTCATATCGCAATGCTCTGTGGATGAAATATCAAAAGTCTCACATGGCTGCAGAGGAATATGAGCTAGGGTATCATAAATTAGTCATGCCTCTGGTTAAGAAAATGCCTACAAATAAAGTAATAAGAACCGCCCTTGAAAGGATTGCCAAGCGTCGAACAATAAACATACGGAAAGAATTGAGAGGACAGAAGCTTCCTCTGTACTACAGGTCGATGAAGTACACCGTCCGCCCTTTATTCTTTGCCGTAGGGTGGCTAGTGAAAAAGAAAATACTTTCTAAGGTAAAAGTATAAGTGGTAGAGCTATTAACCTGTGTGTTTTTTGGTTTTCTCTGGTATCAGTTTATTGCTATATTCGGGGTTTCCATAGGGTTACACAGGTGCCTTTCACATAAACAAGTTGAAGTGTCTAAGTTATATGAAGGGTTTGCTTTGTTTCTTGTGACCCTTGCGGGAGCAAGATCACCTCTTGGGTGGATAGGCGCACATAAGCTACACCATGCCACTGCGGATACTGCGGATGATCCTCACTCCCCAGACATTAAGGGGTTTTGGAAGGTGCTTTTCAACAGATGGAACTGCGAGAGTATTCCAAAAAAGTATGTTAAGGATGAGCTTAAAAACCCTAGAGTTATGTTTTTTCATAAGTACTGGAAGCACATCCATCTCTCTACTGCATTCGTAACCTTGCTGTTAGGTGTTGATATATTCCTTATCTTTATAGCTGTACCCTTCATTCTAGGATTCTTGGGTTATGGATTCTTTAATGCCGCAGGGCATAAAGACTTTAAGCCAAGGACAAACAAATGGATAAACATCTTGTCTGCCGGTGAAGGATTTCACGATGTTCACCATGACCAACCCAATCAAATTAGACTTCATAAATATGACTTAGCCGGTTTCATATTAGAAACACTAAACAAGAGGTACTCTTTTCATGGAAGTAAATTACTCCAGAAAGAATAGAAAAGAACTTCCGGCGGTATGCGTTGTTAAAAATATTAAAGTAGATACGGAAGCTCTAGTTGCTTACTGTCATGAAGAAAAGCTTTTTGATACCAGAAACTACAAAGACATAAATGTAATTCAATATCCTCTGGTAAAGGGGAAGAGCATTCCGTCCTCTCATTTTACTACCCATAAAGGCATGCAAGATTTTACAACTGTCAATTCCTTTTGCAAGGAAAGTTTCTTTAAAGAAGAAGAGGCTGAGTTCCTGCAAGGAGAAAAATACAAGCAGCTATACCTGACTGAATTTGATTCGACAAAAAGGTCTGGAAATATTTCTTATAATGAAACAACTATTTTCCAAAGAAGCAAAAGATTAGACCCGAAGCATTCAAGCTATCTACCAGAGGCCGATGAATATAACTATGGAATAAAGAATGAGCTTGTTCGCGGGGAGATTGAAAAGGTTTTAAAGTCTTTTAAGGCCCCGCTAGCAAGGGTGCGATTTGCAAGTTTAGCCCCTAATTTTAAACTGAAACCTCATGTAGATTATGATCCTTCGTACATTACTCGGTATCATATCCCGCTTCAGACTAATAAAGATTGTTTAATGTGCGTTATAGACCGTAACGGAAATAAGATAACGAAACAGTTTAACAATGACGGTAAAGTTTACTTTCTAAACACAGGCTTAAAACATTGGGCTGAAAATAACTCAAGCGAAGAACGTATCCACTTGATCGTTGACACTAAAAACCAGCAAGACTTACAGTACTGAAGCTAAGTGATTGGGCTATTAACAGGATTAATATTGGCAATGGAAATAACACAAGATCAATTTACAAGTAACGTAGGGCAAATGGCTGAAGCACAGCAAGCTCAGGTTATGCAGTTAATAGAACAGAATGAGCCGCCTGTGCTTAGAGCTTTTGCTGCTAGCTTGGGTGTTACTCTTACTATGGGTGAAGAACAAGCGCCGTTAGCCCCTTCTGAGGAAGTTGGTGGGGAACCCCCGCTACTGCCGAGAGAGAGAAACCTTCAGGAGATGCAGCAATTTGACAATCGCATGGACCCTGATCCTGACCCTGACCCTGACGTTTCCGATCCTGCAGCCTTTCCGGGTCAGGTTTCAGAAGAGTATCGCAAGGGCATTGCTCCGGGGGCAAGAGAAGTGCAAGCTACTCCCATACAAAATCAGATGCAGCAATTAGCCCTTGGCGATCAGGTGGCTGGTATGATTGAACAGCCGGGAGCGGAAAATGAAACGGGTGTAGCTGATGATGTTCCTATGGATGCACCTGAAGGGGCGTTTATTATAAATGCCTCTGCAATAGCAAAAGTAGGGCGGCTTGATTTTGAAAAGCGCATACTTGCTCCCGCAATTGAAGAGCTTAAAAGGGAAGGTGTTAACATAGAACTAGCCTCACTAAAATCTCCTTCTAAGCAGGTTAATGGTGCTGTTGATATTGCTGTGTCTAACAAAGAATATTACATCCCCCCTGAGTTAGCTGAAATGATTGGCACGGACTTGCTTGAAAAGATCAACAAGCGTGGCGAAGCAGAGACAGAGAAAAAGTTAAAGGAACAGCAAGAACAGCAGCCCCAGCAGCAGGAACAAGCAGCCCGTCCGGGTCAGAGGCAGATTCCTGTGCGTGGTGCTAAAGGTATTGATGGGGTTAAAAATCCCGAAGTAAATAATCTTGCGAGGCTTCTTGTTTCAGAGGCTGGGGGTGAGGGTAAAGAAGGAATGCAAGTTATAGCTAATGTTGTTGCAAATCGTCTCTTCGATACAAAAACTAATTTTAAAAAGCAAAAAACTTTTGATCAGGTTATAAGCGCAAAGCTTCCTAGTGGAAAGGGTAATGAGTTTACAGGATATAATAATAAACTGTATAACGATGCTCCTAACAGCCCCGTTTGGAAAGAGGCTGTGGATATAGCCGAAAAGCAAATTTCAGGTAAATTAGATGACGTTACCGAAGGCTCCACCTACTATAGAAATAAAAATTCTAAGGCAGGGTCAACTAAGTCTGGTCAGGATTTTTTTGACAAGGGGGTCAAAAGAGGAAGATTAAAAATCTACAAAACCATAGGGAACCATACGGTCTATAAGGATACAAAGTCGTCTACATACACCCCTAATTCCGTACCTTTGCCCAAGAGAAAACCCGCTAGCCCCAACAACAGTTCCCCGGAAGGGAGAACGCCTCTCGCGCTAGAGGAACAACAAAGTTTTATGTCCCAAAGTAATGGGAAAGAAGTTTCTCCAATCTCTGATAAAGAGCTACAGGGATTGGAAAAAGACGCAAGTACGGTAACGTACATTGCAAAATAAGATGCAGCTACCCGTTAATTAACGGCCCTGCGTAGTACCAAACCCAACTGCGGCTACCCTTTTATAGGCCCCGTAAGGAGGAAAAATGACTAAAGAAGTACAAGCTAAAGAAGATGAGAATCTAGGCCCTTATAAAGGCAGCTACAAATCTGATGTGTACAAGGAGGATGAAGTAGTTGACCCGGAAGCTACCCTAGAGGAAGACGCCGAAGACACTAACCAGTTTGACGATGAAACCATTTCCGTTCAGCCCTCTCAGAATAATTCTGAAGTGCAGACGGAGGAGCATGATTACAAAAAACGTTATGATGATTTAAAGAAGCACTACGACTCCAAACTCCATGAGTGGAGAGAGGAAAAGGAGCAGCTTGTTTCTCAACCCGTAGAACAAGAAGCGCCAGAATATGACGCCAATATTGAGAACTTTAAAGAAAACTATCCTGACGTATATAATGTAGTTGAAGCAATTACTGCTAAGAATGCTGAAAAAGAACTTGCTGAACTTCGTGAACAAGTTTCGCATCTTTCTCAGAAGGAAGAGCAGCTAAAAGCTAAAAGTGCTTATCAGCAATTGCTGGCCCTGCATCCTGACTTCTCAGAAATTAAAAAGTCTGAAAAGTTTGCCTCTTGGCTTCAGGAGCAGCCACCTAGCCTTTCAGATGGTATCACGAAGAACAAGGAAGATGTTAAATGGGCTTCCCGCGTTCTTGACTTGTACAAGGCCGATACTGGCTCAAACAAAAAAGTAGGCAGACCTCGCAAACAACAGGCTGCAGCAGCAGAAGCCGTAACAAGAACTAAAGGCATTAATGTTGCTACAGACTCGAATGCAAACAAAAAGGTGTGGACTACTTCAGAGATACGTAGACTCAAACCGCATGAATTTGAAAAAGTTGAATCAGAACTGGATCAGGCTCAAGCGGAGGGACGTATCGTTAATAGATAGACTATAAAGAAAGGACTTGAGATATGGCTGTTTCCGTATCAGCCGGTTATGGTAATCTACCTACCGGTAATTTTCAGGCCGAAATCTATAGCCAAAAGGTTCTTAAGTTTTTCCGCCGTGCGTCGGTAGTCGAAGACATTACCAATACTGACTACGCAGGAGAAATTGAGAACTTTGGTGACACGGTTCGGATTATGAAAGAACCTACCGTTACGATTTCCGCATACTCGCGAGGCTCTGTGGTTACGCCGCAGGACTTGGCAGATGACGAAATCCAGTTGACGGTAGATCAGGCACAGGCGTTTGCGTTTAAGGTGGATGACATCGAAGAGCGTCAGTCGCATGTGAACTTTGAGGCGCTTGCCACCTCTTCAGGTGCGTTTTCGCTGAAACGTAACTACGACAAGAACGTACTTCAGGCCATGATTGACAATGCGGGTATCAAGGGTGCTTCTGGCACGGTTGAAACCGATTCCAATCTTGGTACTTCAGGTACTCCAGTTACGATTGCTGGTTCTGATGCTGGTGACGATGTTGTTAACCTAATGGCCCTTATGGCACGTAAGCTTGATGAGCAGGACGTTCCTGAAGAGAACCGTTGGTTTGTAGCACCGCCCCGCGTGTATCAGAACTTGTATGCCGCTGGCGCTAAGATTGTTGAAGTTCAGGTAACGGGTGACGCTAGTTCCCCGCTCCGTAATGGTCTGGTTACGAACCAGAAGATTATGGGCTTCAACCTCTACAAGTCAAATGCACTCCGTCAGTCGGCGGATGCTACGACTACGACCGACATGGTATCGCTTTCCGGTGTTGGTACTGGTGAGAACATTGTTCTTGCTGGTCACATTTCCGGCATGGCGACTGCCAACTCAATTGCTAAGACAGAAGTTATTCGCGATCCCGATTCGTTCTCGGATGTGGTTCGCGGTCTGCACGTTTATGGCCGTAAGGTCATTCGTCCAGAGGCTCTCTGCCTCGGCATTGTAGATTACAGCTAAGGGGAGGACATAACTTATGGCTACTATTGATCGTACTATTACCGGAGGTGGGACCGTTGGTCATCCTTCGCGTATGCCTACTCCTTATGTGATCACTTCGCAGGTCCACGACACTGCCGATGGCGGTGCGGGTGGAGATGTCGTCCAGTTGGTCGATATTCCTGCGGATAGCATGATTATTGCCGGTGCGCTTGAAGTTCTTGAAGCGCGTGGTAATACTCAGGTTACTCTGGATGTCGGTATTACTGGTGGTGACGTAGACTGTTTTGTTGACGGTTCTGTGCTTGCTGCTGGCTTTACACCGTTCCTTGAAGCCGCTGTTGGGGCTTCCGGGGCTAACGCTCGTATCCTAACAAGTGCTGACACGATTGACGCCCTCATCATTGATGCTGGTTCAACTGGTGAAAGTGCTGCTCGTTTCCGCGTTCACGTTTGCTTGGTTGACATTTCTCGCAACCCGCTTACGGAAGCGGCTACGGTTTCGTCGGGTACGTAAATGTACTAAAGGTTTCTGTGGGGTTCCTTTTAAAAACCCCACCCTTCTTAAAGCTTGGGGTATATGATATGAAGCGGATTTCGGCTGCGTTACTTTTTTTTGCAGTATTTTTTATAGCGGTAAAACCAAGTCAATCCCAAGAGGCTTCTACCCTTTGTTTTCCTACAGGCACTCTTAAAGCTCAAGCTGAAAGTTTTGGAGAGTATCCTGCATTTTCCTTTAAAGATTTTCAATACCGTATAACTTTTACAATGTACATAAACCCTAAAACTGCAAACTACACGTTAGTTGGTGTAGCCGACATTAACCCTGATGTTGAATGCGTGTCCTCTATTGGAACTAATTTTGCACCAGTTATAAAAAAAATTAAGGGGATAGACTCTTGACAAACGCACTAGCCCGTCCAGTTCGACTAAGAAATGCAGGGGTTGCTCTTAGCAGCACAGATCAAACAACAGTCTATACCGTTCCTGCTGGTCACGATGCTGTATTAAAAAAAATTGTTATAGCCCAAATATCAGGACATCAAACGGACATTACCGTACAGATAACCGATGCTAGTGCGAGTGCTACATACTCTATTGTAAATCAATTTGCAATAGCTTCACATAGCTACCTTATTCTAGATTTAGATTTAAATTTGAATGAGGGAGACGCTATTAAACTTACAGCAGAAACTGCTAATAGGCTAGAAGCGGTGCTATCTATAGATGAATTATTTTTAGCTAACAGTTAGGCAAACCATGAATTATGTAGAATTAATAAACTCTGTTCTGTTCGATATAAACGAAACAACTGTTGCAGAAACTGCTGCAGGTTTGTCCGGCACAAGAGGTGTACAGACCACAGTTAAAGTGGGCATTAATAAAGCCATACGCGATATAGATGCCGAGTACATTCAGTGGCCTTGGCATTTCCACAGTGCGAGGTACACTCTCTTTGGCGGTACAGGTCAGTATAAATACCCTGTAAAGGTAGTAGTTTCTAGTGTTAGCGGAGCCTTCACCCTCAACGAGGTTGTTACAGGAGGAACGTCCTCTGCAAAGGGTATTCTACGAAGAGTACCTCCGCATGGTGGTCATTCAGATGAGCAGTACATGCTTATAGAACCTATTGAAGGAGAGTTTCAGGCAGCAGAAACTATAACAGGTGCCTCTTCCACCCGCACGGCTACCTCTGGAGTTGTTACTTTCTGCACTGACGTAGATTATGATGGTTTTTTTCTACGTCCACAGAATCTCATTAAAGAGGGGGAGTTTGATAAAACAATTACTCTTGGCTCTTACTGGTCTAGTCGTAGTTCTGATCCTGCAGGTACTAGCACAGGAGGCACTCCAGCAATTAGTAATGACATCAGTGGCAATGGTGGGTACGCAGCGGGTGTTCTTCGGCTAAACGCTGGTTGCGTTGATCAGGCCATACCTACAGTAGAAAATAGATCATATAGAATTACTGCAAGAATATCTTCGGGCAGTTCTTCAGCTACTTCTGAAACTCTTAATGTTTTTGCTGGTTCTAGCAGCGATAAAGATTCTGATTTATCTACAACATTTACTATTTCAAATGTTGGCGCTGGAGAAATAAAAACGGCTAGGTTTACTGCATCAACTCAGCAGACTTTCATAAGTCTCAGCAATACTGCATCTCAAAATCTTGATATAGATTTTATAGAAGTATTTGAAGAGGACGCTTCAGCGAAACCCTTAAAGTATAAATCTTATGAAGAGTACCATGAAGGGTCGGGTAGGTATCATTCATCCTACAGGCAAAGTGAGTTCTTATCCCTTTCATCCCCCGATAG